GTGAACGATTGTACAAATGGGTTCCCCATTCGTGGACGATTGTGCAAATGAGTTAGTCTATACAAACCGTGGACGATAGTGCAAACGCGGATGGAAGAAACTGGCAACAGAGCAACCGCAACTGGAAAAATATGGAAGCTGGTCTAGAGAGCGCACGCGGTACGGCGAATGTAAGCGGCGATGCGCACGCGGTGCGGTACTCGCCACGCCCGGCACCCGGTGGCGCACGTTGCCGCCCGCATGTTGCACCAGCCCAGCCTAGCACCAGCACCGGCTCAAATGTGCACAATAGTACAAACAGAAAGAGACGATAATGCAAATACAAACAAAACAATCCATGTTATAATATAGACAGTGAAAGGGAAACACGAAAAATCTTTCAAAATATGATGTGATGGGAGAAAGAGAGAATCTATGACATTCAAAATCACAATCAAAGAAGTCCATGAAGCAGTTGTTGAAATTGATGCAGAAAACTACTTTGAAGCTCTAGCAAAAGTTGAAACTGATTACTGGGAGAATCCAAACGATTATTTACTTGAACCGAAAGACACCACATTTGAATAATGAAAAGCCCCGCCTTTCGGCGGGGCAATTTTATTATACTGGAATTACTCCAATAGAGTTAATAGTTAGCTCTTTAATATTGCTAATTGTTCCAGCACCAGACCAAATATTAACGCTACCATCATTATTAATAGTTAAGTTAGAAATTGTTATATTATTTGTATTGTCTTTTAAAGTAATCGCTCCGTAGAGAGTTGAACTAGTTGGCACAAATTTAGTGGGAATATTAAAAAGTGTTTCATTTCCATTCAAAGAAAAAGTAGTTTCGTTATTATAAAAATAAGCAGAAATAAACAAGATACCCGCGGGCACATTTCCGCGACAAATGCGTGTAAACCCTGTTATTTTGCTGTTAACGGAAGTAGGCACGATGACCTCCCACCCATTAACAACACTATTTGCAACGGTAACGGCATTGTTTGCGGCCGTAGTTGCGGCATTTGCGGCAGTGCTTGCTCCATTGGCTGTATTTACTGCTTGCGTTGCTTTGTTGTTTGCATCAGCAATATCAGAATCGGCAGTTGTTGCCCACGTGTCAATTTTTTCCATATCCTCATTATAATCGGTGAGCCAATCGGGCTTATCAGTTCCTACGAATTGTGAAAGGTCAAGTGTAGTTGTTTTGTTTGTGCTTGCCATAATAATTTATCTCCTTTTATTTAAGTTTTTGAGTTCCAAGAATAAATGTAAGCTGTCCAATCCTTTGCAAGGTAAGCCGTAGCGGTTAAATCCAACGCCTTATATTCGTTTGCAGTTAAACCATTCGTTCTAAGCTGTTGTGTTAATTCGTTCATTGCCTGTTGAACAGAAGTGAAAACTCCAGTAATGGCGGAATATACACCGTATATGAGTTTGTGCCAGATAAAGCGGGCCGCTGTTGCGTAGTTGAAAGCTGAAACGTTGTAAGCCTGATAATTTGTAGCTGTCAACCCAAGTTCTGCATATTCATAAGCCGTGATACCCGTTTGACGAACGCCCGCATACATCATATTTAGTGTATTTTTCAAGCTGTCCATTTTATTGTAAACAGGGTTGTTAATAACCGTTTCATCACTGAGCCTGTTAACAACTTCTTCAAATTTTTGGTTAACAACTGTAATGATATAATTATAGAAAATTTGGTTATTTTTATTAACTGTTTCTATAATTTCAATAATTCTGTTATTTACTTCCTGCGTAAATTGCGCATATTTATTTTCCAAATCATTGATTTTACCATCAACAGAATTTTCAAAATCTTCAATATCTTTTTTGATGCTGTTCAATTGACTTGCAACATAATCCTTTACCCAATCTTCCGTCACTGGTGTATAAGTGTTAAGTGTTTGAATAACTTCATTGATAGCGCCTTGCAGTTTGCACAACGCTTCATAATAAGATAGCGCGTCAGCATAAGCAGACGGCAAAGCGGGAGTACAGCATCGAACCACATTTAGAAAATCCATCTTATTCACCTCCTTTAATAAAGCTTCATAAAGCAGTTTTGTATTTCTGGATTGTTGATAATTTCCATGTCGATATTCAAGAATGTTTCCCGGTAGTCTTTCAACAATTCGCTCAAATTATGATACATATTTCCGCGTACTTTCTTTTCAAAATTCCTATCACGCTTCTGCAAATTGTTTGCAGTCGAAGAAGCTGAGGAATCATTCAAAGTTGCAGAAGTTAAATATTTTCCGTCTGCAATAGCACCATTATCTAACAACCCTTGCGGAGTATCGCTGTAAAGACTTTTTCCGTCTGCCGTATCCGTGCGCGTGCCATCACTTTCGACATTTTCCAATTCCATGTTTGTTTCGGTGTAATTGTAAGCGTTCAGCGGGTCAAAGTCAAGTTGAGCACTTTTATAAAGTTGGTTGTAATACGGCATTATTTCAGCCATGGTGCGGTTAAGATAAAGTTTGAAAAGTCCCGCCGTTTCTGCTCCAATTTCTCGCATCCAGTAATGCGTTATGATTTTGTTGTTAAGTGTGTCACGGTATTTTTCATCAAAAATCGGGTAATCTTTTAAACCGATATCATAACCATTTTGAATAAGTTGTCTTAACTCCACTGTGTAATTACTCATTTTCTGGTTCACCGTCCATTTCGGGCACAATCGGAATTTCTGAATTAAACTCTACTGTCATATTAGTGCCAAACATTTCGTTTATTTTTTCGCACGCCTGTTTTCGTTCATACAGGTAAGATTCACGTATCATTTCGAGCGAACCAAACGGGGCGGCGGCTTCATTTGCAACAAGCCTTTCCCGTTTATCTGTGAAAGCTGAAACAACACCAAGGCTTGTCAACGCTTCGTTATAAATTTCCGTTTTCACGGAGAGCAAATCGCGTGCAATGAACGGAATGTCCAAGTTAATGGGTTTTATGCTATCAAGATTTAAGGATTTATCACCGTAAATAAACGGTTGACCGCCGTCCAACTTCATAATTAAGTTTTTAAGCGATAATCTTTCTTTTTCGTTGCACGCAATGAAAGCCGAAAACTTTTGTAAATTTGCGTTCGTCTCTGCATTGCGCTGAACTTCATATAGCTTGCGCGCATACTCATTTATAATGTAGGCATCACCAGTTCTTGCCATGTTATTAAAAATAAGCACACTGTTAGACTCATCCAACATTCTAAAAGGCGTGCCATTTGCGGCAATTGCGCTTCGTTCAGACGGGACTCCGTACCAGTTGAGCGGGCCTGTATACGCAACCCCTAAACCAAAAAACTGTTCCAAACTATCTTCATAAAAAACCAGCGCTGAACCTTGTGTAATGAGCATTAGTTCGAGATAACGAATGTCAATCCCTTTTGGCACATTTTCCCATTTAAAGCGGGCTAGTGCAATGTTAAGCAATCGGATTGTATATTCATTGTAAGTTATATTGTTCAAAGCTAGAGTGTCGAAAAACTGAAAATCTCTACCACCTATTCCTTTTCTTGCCATTATTGCACCACCTTAAATAATAGAATTATCAAGAGAATAATTTTTAATATCGTTCGTATGCCAAAAAGTAACACCCGTTTCAAATGCCTGTTTAATTCGATTGTGTGCTACAACAGGAATACTGTCTATTAAATTAGCTTCTGTACACTTCACAAAATTCCAAGAACGTCGGCCATACAAGTTAGGCACTTTTGTTTGCAGGGTTTTGTAACCGTACATGGTAAAATAATCGTCAATGCGTTTTGCATATTCGTACCGCACGCATTTAGGGAACATGTAAAAATACCATTGCCCATTTGCAAAGAAAGAATTTGAAGAAGCTGTGTTACCCCTTGCACTATCGGGGATTATCTTATGTTCTTCGATTGTTACAAGCGTATTAGCAATTTTAGTCGCCGCACCTACAACACTTTCAACGGCCCCGGAAAAATCCCCGGTGAAAACTCCGACACCTGCACCAACCGAACCGCCAACAATTGTTGTTAAAGCATTTAAATTCATTCCCATTTGATTCTGCGCATACCAGTTTTTAAAGGTGTCGTTTATCCACGAACAAACAGGGAAAGCGGGCATTGTCAACGATTCATCAAGTGAGATGTTAAGTCCCTTGTAATTGAGAGGTGTACATACGATAGGAGCTGAACCGCCAAGCGAGCTGAATAATACAAAAGGCCCATTCGGTTCTTGTGCTTCGAAATCAAAAAACTCGTAACGGTATTCTTTGCCACTTGCACCAGAACCATACAACTCTAAGGCTCTATACGGGTATGTGTACAACTTATTATTTTTCGGCGTGTAACCATCAAGCGGCGCAAAAACGTTTAGCAGTTTGTTTCCGTAAATTCTTTCTGAACCCATACCCGACACCCAACCATAAGACGGGGAAGCAGGGAAAATATTAAGGAGTTCAAGCGGATACATAAACATTGACACAATGGCGTCACCCTTGCCGCTTTTTGCATACTCATCAACCATAGATATAGCCATGTCTACTCGTTCTTTTTTCGCGTAGTAATAAGACAATCCAGTAAATGTGTTATCGAGTAAACTCGAAGTTGCTACACCGTCCAAGCGCTCTGAAACGGCAATGATAATGCCGGGTGTGAAATCATAAACAGTGCCATAACCACTTGTAATATTTTGATTGTAAACATATTCCCCCGTTTCCAGATTTTCGGGTACAAGATTATTTCCAAATGTGTCGTCATTTGTATGTTCACGCTCAACAAACGATATTTTTAAAGTATCATCAACAAACCACGTTTGAAAAACATCCTGTTCAAAATACACGTCACTTTTGTTTTCATTCTGAAAACGAATATCTGTGATAAAGTTGAAATACCATCGATTGTTATTTCGGTAATACATGTAATTGCAGTTTGCAATTGTTTCATAATTTGCTGGAAACGAAACAAATTTATCGTCTCGCTGATAAGTTGCCCCATCAAGCGTTGCTATGATTTTTGTGGAAAGAAAAGAAAGACGTTCTTCCATATTCTGGAACAATCTAACGTGCGCATAATCGTTTCCCCATGGAACACCCGCGCACAGATAAATTGTTGTATTGGGATTTATTGCCATTTTCCTCTCCTTTATATTTGCCGGGCGGGTAACACCGCCCGGCTATAACCATTATGCGTTTACTGTAATTGTGGCTGTACCGTTCTTTTCTGTATCATAAGTAGAAGTCGCAGTCACTGTTACAGGCCCAGCTTCTGTACTCCCGATGGTGAGCACACCATCACGGGTGATTGTAGTTGCACTATCAGAATTTCCGGAAATGCTCCACGTCACACCCTGCGGATAAAGTCCAGTCCCTTTTACGGAAGCATTCATCTGAACGGTAGTACCCTTATTTACAGTAGTGGTGCCGGGCAAAACGATAACCCTTGTAATTGTTGGCACAGTCGTAACAAACGCAACCGCATTTGCAAACGGGCAAACTGCCATAATTCTCCAATAGTGCGCCCAATACTGCCAGTACAGGCCCTGCCCGTTCATATCGCGCGTAAACTTCTGCAAAGCGTCCCACACTGCATAGAAATCTTCATCAATCAAAATCGCGTGCGTATCCTGAATGGGAATTTCATCCACTACGATAACACGGTACTGAACCTTCGCGGGCTCAAGATTGAACAGTGTGCTATACCCAAGCACGGCCAAATAAGCATCGGTGTCCGCGTCGATAATAAGAACCTGTTTTTCTTTTGGTGTTGCAGTAAGGACACCAAGGCTATTATAATCCGAGCGCATAAAAGCCATTTTATTCGAAACAGCTTTCATTTTCGCAAGGGCCATGTGCGCGGAAGTGTTGTCCGTTACTTCGTCAATTACTTCAACCGCGAACTTGCCAGCCGTGCCATACTGCGCGAGCAGATTTTTCATGGTAGTAAATTCATCCAGTTCTGCACCCGTGTACATTGCATTGAAAACAGAACTGATAAAATCGCTAAGGCCCTGCCACGACATAAACCCTTGACGTAACATGTCGTCGGAAATAGTCTGTTTATAAAACACTTGATAGTTAAGTTTTGCAAAGGCAGTATTAACATCAGGAATTTCCCGTTTCATCCATTCTTCCTCAGCCTGCGCCGGGTCAAACTGGTGTGCCTTGGCTAGGTTGGTATAAACCAGCTCCACCGTATCGCCGTACTCAAGAATACCTTTTTTCAGAACACGCATCGGATTTGTGAACAAACGATACGTAATCCACACGCGGCCGATAAGATTTACAAGCGTATCTACAAAAGCGTTCTGTGCAGGCTGATAATCCAGCACAGCCGTACCGAACTCCCGAATATTATCCTGCGTCACCTGCGGGAGTCGATTTTCAAAGCTGGGGTTTTCCGCAACCATCTGCGCACGAATCGCTGTTAAAATCTGAGGCGCGTTATTGGTTACATTTGTCAAAACTTTTGCGCTTTTCATTTTTCAATTACCTCCTCATTAAAAATGGATTTAATTTTTTCCGTTTCGTCTTTGATGTCGTCGAAATCATCATCTTTCAAATCTTCAACGTGCTTTCTAACAGCATCACGGCCAGTCAAGACGCGGGTAACATAGTCGCGCTTAAAATCTTTAAACGCGTTGGAAATACCGTCCATTTTATCGGACATTTCCTTCCAGTATCGTTCCATTCCCTCTTGTTCATCTTCACTATCATGCAACCGTCGCAAATCTTCACGCATGTCATCTGTGAATCCATCTTCACTGTTATAAAGCTTATCAATAAACTCACGCGCTTCGCTAAGTTTCATTTTTAGTTTTCTCCTTTCACTGTCAAGTTTGAAATAGCGTCTTTCAATTCAATGTACGCTTTCGTATTATCCGCAAGAGCATTTGTAAAATTTTCTTCACTTTCCGCATGCGCGTTCATCTGTTTGACATTCAGCCAAACAAGAACGCCACACATTACAATCGGGAAGCCGAGAGTGCTTACAATTTGAGCAACCGCATTATAGTCCATTTCATCACACCCTTTTGTTAGTAAATTCGTTTGCCAGAATTTGAAAATCTGCAACAGTTTTCTGCGAATATAAAATGTTACAGCATTTTCTTACCCCTAGAAATATCCCGTACATAATTCCTACTTCTTTGGCACTTGCTTTTTGATAGTTGTAGTAACTTTCAATATAAAGCGCTTTCAGCTTTTCACACATTGGGAAGCTCACTCAAATCTTTATTAAAGATTTTAAGAACTGCTACGTCGGTAATATCCTGCCAGTAATTCCAGCTTCCGAACTCCTGCACTTTGTTAAGGTCGTCAGGTTTTACGCGGAACTTTCTCTTATTGCCAAAGTATACATAATTTTCGGGGTCATTGCTTGCAGGGCTGTTGATTGTATGCCCGTTTTCAGCGAAAACAACAATAAGCATATTTGTGGTAAAATCGGTCGGCATTGGTGGCTCACCTCCCCCGTATTCCACTTCATAACGCCCAACAATGTTAGGAAAACCATCTTCGGGCGTTACAAGATTATTTGTAATCCCTCGACCGACATGCCATTCTTCATGGCAATGTGGGCCGGTTGTATTACCAGTCATTCCGAAGTTTCCAATGGGAGTTCCGGCTGAAACAGAATCACCGACTTTCACAAGGCGTTCCGCGTGGTGTGCAGTCAGCACAGTGCGGTTAAGAGCCGGATAGTAAATCGCAATGAAATTTCCCCATGACCAGTTTCCACCCGTGCCGTATTCGCTACGTACAACTTCACCGTCACCAATCGCCCGCACCATCGTGTCACCCATTACCCCGGAAGCATCCCGCGTGTTCCAGTCTTTACCGCGATGAGAACCCCCGAAAACCTGTGTGACATTTACAAGGGGGTTAGCTGTAATCCAAGTTGTGTAAGCCATTGTTTTTCTCCTTTTAAATAATTATTTTCAACATGCTTTTAATTTCATGCTGAATTTTTTCATTTTCGTATGCGAGTGTGCCTGTTTCCAGTGCTTCTTTTATTCTTCTGAAAAACGGATGTCTTTCATACTGCTTCACGTACTGAATTGATTTGTTAATGCTTTCTTTATCTGGGGTGAAAACCATAGTATTATAAGGGTCGTAATCGTATGATATAATTGTCATTCCTGTATCGTAATCGAACCACACGCCATATTTTTTGTCTCTCCAAACAAGAGTAAAATAAAACCGCGTGTTTTTTCCTTTTTTCATTATCTGTGCTTCATCATCCAAATAGAATTTATTATCCACCGAATAATCTGCATAGCCGAGTGCGCGTGACATTTGCCCAAATCGTGTATTTTCTTTCGCTTTTTTAAATTCCGCGCTTGTCGGAACTACCTGTAAAAGTATGTTATCTCTTACAACTGCATTTTTATTTTTCGGCAGTGATAAATCCCATTGTATAAAATATGGATTAGCCATTGAAATTGCGTTGCCAAGCATAAATAAGATAACATCGTCTCGCATTCGGGCTATTGTATCGTACAAATCGAATAAAAGGAAAGGCTCATTGCGCAAATAAGATGAATGCGGTTTATCTATAATAAATTCTTCAAAAATCAAATTTGAAATATCGGGAAAAGCACTTGATTTATAATCACTTGCCTTTGTCAACGCAAAAGTGTATCCGGCTAATTCTTCGTTAATGTACCATTGGCCCCCGTCATACTCTATTTTCGTATCCGGAAAAACTTGATTTTTAATAATGTCATTAAAATACTTGTCTGCGGTTTTTAGCAACTCGTCTTTATATCTACGAATATATCCGAACTGTTTACCTTTTTTAAGGAAGTCCCGTACCGCTTTGATTTTCCATTGGTATGATTTGCCAATTCCACGCCCACCAAGCACAATATTAAAAAGTGCGTTATAGGATAATGTATTATTAATGTCGTAGTACATTAAATCACCTCAATAGGATTTACAGGCAGAAATAATATAGCTTGCAAGGCCCGATGTTACAGACGGTCGGTTTCACCCGTTGCACTCCGCTGTAAATAGTATTTACATTTCCTGTAAATCCTATTATAATCATACCTGTAATTTACAAATTATGCCATGGATTTTTGTTGCTCAAATATGGATAATTGAATCATAAATCTTCTAGCTTCCATCCGTTCATTTTATTTAAGTTGAATTCGCAAAGTGGGCATTTTACTTTAACTATTTTCTCTAGATTTATTTTTAACTCTTTGTTTTCACATTCAAGCCGATTGATTTTAATAATTGCTTTTGCGAGTTTCAAGCTAATTTCATCATATAAACCACACATCTCATTATATTTACGCTCCATGATATCATTTTCATCATAGATTCTTTTACTATCTTTCATCAAATTTACATAGGCCCTTTTCAAATCGGAATACTTATCAATGAAATTGTTGTACATATAAAATTTATCCCCTTATATTAAACTCTTTATCAACTAAGACAATTCCACCATCAACGTGGACGGGCATAAGTTTCCCGGTATACGTTGCGCACGGATGGAAATTTCCCCATGTAACCTGTTCTTTACCTTTATCCGGTAAGCCTGCGCAAGTGACATGTAGATTACCATCTATTTCTTCGATATATGTTTTCGGGCGTAAAAACCTTGCCCTTGTAAAATGGCTTTCGTGTGCCCACGCTCCAAGTTTATAATCATCTATTTCTATGAATTTCTTAATATCTTCTACAGGTAAAGTCGTGTGGATGCTATCCGTATCACTATAAATGTACATGTCCTTGTTGTATTTTTCTATGCTGTATTCCTTTATTTTCTGGCTGGTTTCAATTGTGTATCTACGCGCGTACGCTGTAATGAACGCTCCCACAGGTAAATACAGGGCTTCCCTTGTTTCTGGTGGAGATGTTCTATATTTCACAACACCTTTATCAAGGTACGGATGCTTTTTAGCACAGATAGGATCAAGCGCAAATTTGCCATATAAAGAATTTAGCATAATTTTTGACCAGTTTCGCATAGTGGGATTATGTTCTTTACCCGCTTTTATTTTTTCCTCCATCCATTTATCAATGTACTTTTTAAACAAATCTTTTGATGCTCTGAATTTCCATCCACGAATATATTCTAGATTATAAACGTTGTAATGCTTTAAAAACAACTCAAAATCTACATTTGTTAAGCAAAGCGGAACGATATCTCCGTTACTTGAGGTTACATATTCTGTTTGTATGAAACGGCTGTTCCCTTTTAATTGAATTGTCGGTAGATATCCCTCTTTTATTTCAAACTCACATTTGAACAGTTGAATATATAGGGGGCGTTCTGCATCTTCAACATATTCACCGTCATAAAATTTGGGTTCGCCCCATGGCAAATCACAGTAATACATGCGGGACGGATACAGGCTATTTACATCGAATACATTACCTTCACCCACATCTTTATCCGCGTATATCGGATTCAAGTAGGTAAACCCGCCTTTATAGGCTTTGCGTATATCCTTGTCGTAATTCGGTTCAGGGAACAACGTTCTAAACCTCCTTTTTCCGATGATGTTTTTAAAATCTTCTAATGCACAACTACCCTGCGTTAATTTTTCAAAGCCCATTTTAAAAATCCGGTCAAGTGCTAAAGACATAATTTGGACATCATGTTTCAAATATTCAGTTTCTTCTTTTGTCAAAATGTGGTTTGTTCCACGTGGAACATTATAATCAATTTCAAGTTTCTGAATATCCAAATGGAATGCTTTTGCTATTTCATCAACCGAATAGTTTAACAGTTTCATACTGTCTCGCAATTCCAAACTATTTCCATTTTCAAACCGTATCTTTATTTTATAAAACTGGCCCACATCGGATATAAGTGCATTGAATTGCTTATTGTAAAGTTTCTTTGTCTCTACATATTCATATCCATGCTTTAATAGATAGCTGATACAAAATTCACCATCAAATTTTAGGTTATGAAAATAAAGAATTAAATTCCCACTTTCTTCACATGTTTTGAAAAAGCTTTCTATATTATTGCCAATTACAATATTATCTATAACGCCAATTTCGCAAACGGCCCAAGCCCAAACCCTACAATCATTTTTATCCGTGGTAGTCTCAAAGTCCGCTGTAAACATTACAAATTTAAAACCGTCAAAGCGTTTTCAATTTTATTTATCATAGCATTTATAGCTTCTTCACCATATGAATATTCAATTTCCAAATAGGAACCATAAAATGGGTCTTGACTTGCGAAATAAAAAGCTGTACCATTTATTTTACTAATTCTATCGACTAATCTATCTCCTGCCGCGCCGAAATTATTTTGAATCGCTTTAATATAGTTCCGTTTGTATTTTTCATCTAAGAAAGTTAAATAGCCGCTACGTTCACGATTTTGTGCAGTCTCCAATCTCTTTTTAACTTCCATCAGCGTTCTGCCCGTACCTTTTGTAATAGGCCTTAGGCTTTCCTGTTCAATTGTATAAAATGAACCCCTACGCTGTGCTTCCAGAATTTCAAACCTTTTCGTTGTCTGCTTATTCGCTTTTGTAATTGCGCGCTCAACCTGTTCACGAACAAATAGAGGAACTTCTAAACTACTACCCGCTTTGTATTTTACCATTTTCTGCTTTTCGGGCTTTGCCAATTCCTGTAAACGATTCAATTCACGCGCTATTTCTGCATCGGTTCTTCCCCGCATTACTTCCGTGCGCGTCAAGGTGTCCAGAATTTTAAACGCTTCATTTTTAGATTGCAGTTGTAACAAGCGTCTATTATACGCACGAATTTCTTTATCAATATCCCTTGTTCTTAAGTTCCCAGCGGTGTATTTCAATCTTTAACACCCACTTTCTAAATAGTGCGCCCCGGTTATCCGGGGCGCTGTTTTCTTTTACTCGAAATCCAAAACCATAATTTTTGGACGAACGCTTTCGCCGACCTTCGAACATGTAATAAAACCGGACTTTACATTGATTTTATTCTTACCGTCATCGAAGTCAGTCAAATTAACATCTTTTCGGAAAAAGACTGAATAGAACATTCTGTCACCGTAGCTGTTTTTTATGTAGGTGACAGCATAAAGCCTGCCGTTGCTCCCCATGTTAACCCAGAACGTCAACTCACCTTTAACATCGAAAACTGTTTCCACACGGTCTTTAGTTTCTGCTTTCTTTTTATAAGCCATTTCAGTTACTCCAATCTAAATTATTCGGTTACAAGCGTACCGTGTTCTTTTACGATTTCTGCGCTGATTTCATAGGTGTTGTGAACTTTCTCTTTATTTGCAATGCCGATAAACTTTTCGCCCTTGGCTTTCATTGCCTTTTTGAAATCCGAATCATTCTTGTAAAAACCATCCATTGTTTCAACACAGAAATTCCCGTCTTTCTCCTTGATAACGCTATAAATACGCCCCTCATAAATCTTTACTTTCATTTTAAATATCTCCTTTTAATTTGTGGTTATATTATAAACGGCATTTATTAAATCGTCAACCCTCCTTTTAAACTTTTCTGCCGTTTCTGACTTCAAGCATATCCCTGATAATACGTTTTATAGGGACAATTTTCGCATTTATCAACTATATCTTCTGTTTCTTTTAGCTCTTTTATGGTATCAGAAATTTCATATAAAGCGTCTCTTATTTGTGCTAATGCGTTTGTTAAACCTATATCGATCATTTTAAATTCCTCCAATTAAAAGTCGATTTAATTATAGCTACTAAACCCACTAAAGAACATATTATTAGCCCTGTTCCAATTGTTCTGAGCGCGTTTACAAAATCTATGTACATTGTTAACCCTCACAGTTTTTATAAGCATCCTTTAAAATCCCATCTTCCCAGTAAACCAACCTGTACTCCCCGTCGTTCATATGCACAAATCCATATTCAACATCAGATAACATGTTTACACCGTCTACCGTTTGTAAAGCGCTATCAAAATCTATTCTTGCAGTTTCGTTTAAAAATGCGATGTGTTCTTTTTTAAGTTTCACTGTAATACCTCCACAAATATAAAGAAACCATTTTTATCTTCGTATAAATTTTTAAGCGTATAACAATTATAATTAACTAATTCTAGGATTTCACATTTAGAATTGATGATTTGTAAGTCACCATTTTCAATATAAAACAATCTATTATCTAATACAGCATCAAATCTGTGTAGGCAATACAAATAATCTTCATCAAGTTTTAATCGTAAATGTTTTAAATTTACACTTTTTGAAATCTTAAATATAATGCCGGAATAATCAAATTCTTCCACAAAATCTTCAATGTAATATTTCTTATGCATATTATTTAACCTCCAACTTTCTGCCACATTCTGGGCAAAATTTGGGAATGTAAACATTCAATGTATGCCATCTATTTTGGCTAAGTTTTTCAGATAAAATTATCAAAGGCATGTCGCCACCACTTCTCATAAGCAATCGTGAATCTTTTCCAGTGTCTCCAATTACAAAATACGCGAAATTTTCATCTCTGCAACAAAATCTACAATTACACATTTATAATCAATTCTCCTTTATCTTTGAAATATTCATAGCAAACCCATTCAAGATGCTTACTTAATATTTTAATAAGCACGTCAGCATTTCCGTCGTAAATGGTTTCTTCACCCCACCATATAATAACTTTTCTTGGATTGTATTCTTTTACTAAATCAAATACTGCGTTCATACGTTTCTTTTCCTCCTCGTTCTTTGTATTCTTTCTTCATCCATTCAATGTTTTTATTAGTGTAATCAACTACTCGCGGGTTGAACACGTACGGAAATTTAGAATAGGTTTCAACGTATTCGTCTCTGTTCTTCTGATTTTATAAGTTTGTATAGAGTGTTGAGATTCATCGTATTTTCCTTTCTGCCCTCGTGACCTCGGGGCGGGATTGCAGCTAAAAACTGAATGTGTAACCATCCGGAGCGTAAGCAATTTGACGATTGGCATCGGTGCGAACAGACTTGATATACTTTTTTGCAGTTTCCATGTTATCAAACTCGCCAAGAAAATCCCAATTGTAATCTGTATCTTTTTGACCAAGCGCGAAAAATCCTTTTACCACTTTGTGGTTCTTTACCCACGATGTAACAATTCTAAAAGCGATATATTTCTTCATGACTTCCATATCCTCTTTCTCCCATCACATCATATTTTGAAAGATTTTTCGTGTTTCCCTTTCACTGTCTATATTATAACATGGATTGTTTTGTTTGTATTTGCATTATCGTCTCTTTCTGTTTGTACTATTGTGCACATTTGAGCCGGTGCTGGTGCTAGGCTGGGCTGGTGCAACATGCGGGCGGCAACGTGCGCCACCGGGTGCCGGGCGTGGCGAGTACCGCACCGCGTGCGCATCGCCGCTTACATTCGCCGTACCGCGTGCGCTCTCTAGACCAGCTTCCATATTTTTCCAGTTGCGGTTGCTCTGTTGCCAGTTTCTTCCATCCGCGTTTGCACTATCGTCCACGGTTTGTATAGACTAACTCATTTGCACAATCGTCCACGAATGGGGAACCCATTTGTACAATCGTTCAC